GTTTTTAAGTTTTACCACTGACTCCACTCTAACATATTCATCTCTTTTACATAACCAATATCTTCAAAATGTATCACATCTTGTTGTGCGTTCATAAGTTCGTGTCTTGAAGTCAGACTATAATCATCATAACTATTTATCCAATCGGTCTTTTGCATTTCTTCGACTGTGGTTGTTTTGTAATGGTCACCGTAACCATATTTCTTGAATCTAATCTCATCATTATCTGAAAACCTCACGAGCCTAACTGCGTGGTATGTGTTGCCATTTTCGTCTTGATACTTTTTAACGGTGGCAATGTACTCTTTATTTTTCCAATAATCTGCATTACTATTACACATATCACTCTTTTTAATTTTCATATATACTAGTTTATCATCTTTATTTATTGTTACCGCCATAATGTAATCCCTCGCTTGTTCACTGTCTAAGGTCGTGAACATTAACCTAAAGAGTAGAGGCACTTCGAAAAATGCCTCTAGTTTTTAAGTCATCCATTCGTTATACTGTTTTAACAGTTTGTTCATACTTTTAAAGACTATGTTATAAGCATTATCTAATTTATTATTGCATGGTTCATTGGTGAAACTTCGTGCCTTTATTTTTTCCATGCCTTTTAATAAATCCCCATCACCCTCAACCGAAACCATTTTAACTGCTTTGGACACTGGTATATCCTCACGCCATTCTCTAATCATTGGTATCATGTAATCCCTCGCTTGTTTGCTCTCATGGGTGGCAAACATAAACCCAAAGAGTAGAGGCACTTCGAAAAATGCCCCTAGTTTTTAAGTTTTAAAGGTTTCGTTCCCAAGACTTGAAAGAAGTCATTGCCTCATCTAACTCTTGGTTGGTTGGTCTTTCACTACTCAAGGGCTTTTGGCCTTTTGGGTATGAAGTAAAAACCGCTCCACCTTTCATGAACCTGTTAAACTTTTGGCCACCTTTTGTTATCCCTCTAAAGGGTTTGGCCTCTGTATAACAGGGCAAGCATATTGCTGTTATCATATACTACTCCAATTGTTATAGAATTTGTCTGCCACTTTGTCGGGGAGATGTACGGCAGACGCAAACCCGACAATTCATTATACCATGTAATCCCCCGAGATGCACAGGGTTTAAAACTCATGCCGGCTCCAGTATTAGTGGAACGGACATATAAATTCCACGATTGACACCCTATGAAAAATCAATCCGGCCTCGCTACCAAACCACACAAAGAGTAGGGGTATTATTCGCACAGGGAAAAATCTCGAAGGTCGGGGGCGGGGCTACCCAAATGACCCCCAAAGGCCGGGACTCCACGAATCAACCTATGTCCAAAATTATTATTTTCTAGTGTTAAGGGAGTTTAGGGGGTATTTTTAGCCTAAATACAACTATTTTCGGCACAGGAATGTAAATAGTCAACACGAGTAGTGCTTTTTATGGTATAATATTGCTTATCTTTTCTAATAAGTTACTAGCTACTCCTAGAATGAAAACTAAATAGGTACTTAGTTTATAAATTTTATTATTTTACAAACTAAAAATAATTCTTTAGTATAAAATCTAGGAATTGGAAAGCAATATTTTCATAATGACAGGTATAAATATATAATATGGCTCAAAAAGGTACAGTAACAATAGACTCTGAAGAAGAAGTAAAACAATTAGAGAAAGAACTAGAAGAAGAATTGCGGTATGCAGTTGCTTCTGCCAGAGGTATCATCCCTGCTGATGCAGTAATCAAGTTAGAACGTAAAATAGGTCGCCCAAGCGGAGGTCTTTCTGCATCTTCAAAAGCAGCTGGGGGTAAGAAGTCACGTATTAAGCGTGGACAGGCTTATAAACCCACTGATGATGACTATTCCAAGGTAGAAGAGATGGTATGTATAGGTTTAGACCAGCATACTATTTCTAAAATAATGGGTGTTTCTAATGCTACCCTAACTAAATACTTTTCTCATAACTTACTGGTAGGTAGACAGAAAAGAACTGCGAGAGTTGCAGGCGTTGCCTATGAAATGGCAGTTTCTGGTCAATCTCCTAGTATGACTACGTTTTGGTTGAAGACCCAAGCAGGTTGGAGTCCGAAACACCACGTTATAGTGGAAGATAGGACTTTTGATATTAAATGGGCAAAGGATGCTGCTGATATTGCAGATGCTAACCAATTTTTAAGGGATGAAGACGATAAAGTTCACTAATGCTCTCTAGGATTCACGCTCGTTTGAAACAACAACTGATAGAAAGAGACGGTATGTCTGAAAAAGTTGCTGAAAACCTTTCCAAATTTATTTTAATTAAGAAAGGGCACTTAAATAGAGATGGGACTCCTACTGTAGAAGGTTCTATTAGAGGTAATATGACTCCCGAAGAGAGGGCTATTGATAGAGCTGTGAAACAAAATGGTGGTCTTCCACAATATTATAAATATGATGCAGAAACTAATCGTACTCATAAGATAACAGGAAAGGGATGGAAGAGAAAAGGAAAGAAATAATAATTCCTTATACGCCCAGAGAATTACAGAACTATTTACATACTCATTTAGACAGGTTCAATGTAGTTGTCTGTCACAGGCGTTTCGGGAAAACAGTATTTGCTATTAATCAACTGATTAAGAGTTCTGTAGAAGATTTGGTGAATGGTAAGCCAGCACCGAGGTATGCTTATATAGCACCACTATTCAAACAGGCTAAGACAGTTGCTTGGGATGAATTAAAGAGATTATGTAAAGTATTTCCAGATGTAAAATTCAATGAGGCGGAACTGAGAGCCGACTTCATGGGAGCAAGAATACAACTCTACGGGGCAGATAATTATGATACTCTCAGAGGAATTTATTTAGATGGGGTCGTGCTCGATGAATTTGCCCAGATGAATCCTAAGATGTTCTCTGAGGTAATAAGACCAGCTCTCAGTGACAGAAAAGGTTATGCCATATTTATTGGTACACCTAAAGGAAAGAATGATTTTTACGATTTATACCACGCAGCAAAGGAAAGAAAGGGCTGGACTAGATTTTTATATAAGGCGAGTGAAACAGGGATATTAGATGATGAAGAATTGGAGCTTGCGAAACAAGATATGGCAGAAACTGAATTTGAACAAGAATACGAGTGTTCTTGGTCTGCTGCTCTTAGAGGTGCGTATTATGCTAAAGAGGTTGAAACTTGCTATGAAGAAGACCGAGTGGGGAAAGTCCCTTATGACCCGTCTAAACAAGTAATAACAAGCTGGGATTTAGGCGTATCTGATGCAACCTCAATTTGGTTTGCACAGTTTATAGGAAAAGCAGTACACCTTATAGATTATTTTGAAAGTTCAAATGAGGGTTTGCCCTTCTATATAGACGTGCTTAATAAGAAAGGTTATCAGTATGGTGCTCATATTGCACCACACGATATAGTAGTTAGAGAGTTTTCTACTGGAAAGAGTAGAAGAGACCTAGCCTTTGACTTGGGTATAGATTTCCAAGTCGCACCTAAGTTAAAAGTAATGGATGGTATAGAAACTACCAGAACTTATTTGAATAAATGCTGGTTTGATGAAGAAAAGACTAAGAAGGGATTAGAAGCCTTACTTCAATATAGAAGCAGCTATGATGACAAAAAGAAAATCTGGTCGCAGAAGCCAGTCCACGATTGGACTTCTCACGCCAGCGATGCTTTTAGGTACTTAGCTGTAACAGACGTAGTATTTACTGGCAATGATAGTGTCTGGGGAAAGGAACTCCCTAAGACTGATTTGAGTTGGATAATATAGGAGAAGGTATGAATCCAAGATGGTTAGAGAATAAAATATTAGAGATGGCACAGGACATTAAAGATTTAAAGGCTATTATGAAAACAGTGAATAGTCCGCCACCTGTAAAAGAAACGAAATACCCAATTAATAAAGGTAAATAATTTATGGCGAAGTCCAGAAAAATGACAGAGCGTGAGCTGTCTGCTCACCTAGAGAGCGAGATTACATCCTCTTTAGGTTACTTAGATGGTAAGCTTACCACACAACGCTCAGATGCACTAGACAGATATTATGGTAAGAAGTATGGCAATGAGCAAGAAGGCAGAAGCCAGATTGTTACTAGAGATGTAGCTGATGTTATAGAATGGATTATGCCTAGTCTTATGAAGATATTCACGGGTGGCGATAAGGTTGTCAAGTTTGAGCCTCAAGGACCAGAAGACGTTGAGATGGCAAAGCAGTCTACGGACTATGTGAACTATGTCATTATGCGTCAGAACCCCGGATTTAGTATTATATACCAGTGGTTCAAAGA